GCAGGTAAGTTTGTTGCTAAATATAATAAGCTTCCGACCGCAGAAGCTTTTCAAATTGAAATTGATAAAACAGATAGATTAACAGATGAACAATATCGAATGTCATCTGAAATTCTTCCACATTTGTTTTCTAATGAAAAGGTCGACGAAGATTGGCTCAATGACACAACTGAGAAGTGGTGTCAAGATCGTGCAATCCATAATGCAATTATGGAATCTATTTCTATTATTGATGGTAAGCATGAGACCTTGACTAAGGGTGCATTACCTGATTTATTGAGTAAAGCACTCGGTGTTGGATTTGATAATAATGTAGGACATGACTATACTGAAAATGCAGAACAACGATTCGAATTTTATCACACTACGGAAGAACGCTTACCTTTTGACCTTGAATACTTCAACCGAATTACAAAGGGAGGTTTGCCGGCTAAAACGCTTAATATTGCTCTTGCAGGGACTGGTGTGGGTAAGTCTCTCTTCATGTGTCATATGGCTGCTGCTTCACTAACACAACAAAGCAATGTTCTATACATAACTATGGAAATGGCAGAAGAGCGTATTGCAGAACGTATTGATGCTAACTTATTGAATGTGCCTATTGATCAATTGGATAAACTGTCAAAAGATATGTTTACCACAAAAGTTGCAGATATTTCTCGTAAAACAAATGGTAAGTTAATTATCAAAGAGTATCCAACTGGTCAGGCACATAGCGGCCATTTTCGCGGATTATTAAATGAGTTGAAATTGAAAAAGGAATTTATTCCAGATATTATTTTTATTGATTATTTAAATATTTGTTCTAGTTCAAGAATGAAAGGTATGGGTGGTGCAATTAACTCCTATAATTATATTAAAGCAATTGCAGAAGAGATTCGGGGACTCGCTGTGGAATTCGATGTTCCTATTGTATCGGCAACCCAGACGACCAGGTCCGGTTACTCCAACTCTGATGTTGGCCTTGAAGACACGTCAGAATCATTTGGTCTCCCTGCCACTGCCGACCTCATGTTTGCGCTTATATCTACAGAAGAACTTGAAAACTGCGGTCAACTCATGGTCAAGCAACTCAAAAACAGATATAACGACCCAACTATCCACAAACGATTTATTGTCGGCGTTGACCGAGCTAAAATGAGATTGTATGATGTTGAAGAACAAGATCTCATGAATGATGATCCTATCCCTGATAAACCATTAAATACATTTGGTAATAGAGATACAGCAGATACAACCGGATGGAAAATATGAAAGATGAACTTATGACTATCACGATGGAAGAATGTGGTGAAGTTATTCAGGCATGCTCAAAGGTGTTAAGATTTCCCGGTGAACAATCATCTGAAATGTTGAAGAAAGAACTTGGTGACCTTTATTGTATGATCGAGATTTGTATTGAAAAACGATTGCTTACGTACACAGATCTTATAGAGGGATCTAAAGCAAAACGACTTAAACTCAAAGAATGGAGTAATTTAGAATTATGACAGTTCGTCTTATCAATTATAGTCAGACACCTTCAACTGGTGCAGATAAAACAATGATGGAATCCATTGCTTATTGTGCTCGCGTGTCAAATCCCTCAAACCAAAACAATACGGAAACAAATGAAAAATTACTTCGTTATCTTATTAAACATAAACATTGGTCTCCCTTTGAAATGGCGTCGGCGTGTCTCGAGATTGATACGACTCGTGATATCGCCAGGCAGATCCTAAGACATCGGTCATTCTCATTTCAAGAGTTTTCTCAACGGTATGCTAATCCAACAGAAGACTTGGATTTTGTCATTCGTGAAGCACGTCTACAAGATGATAAAAATCGACAAAACAGCATTGAGACGGATAGCATGGAGCTCCAGCGAGAGTGGGATCGACACCAGCGTAGAGCATTGTGGATGGTAAAAGAGGTCTATAACTGGGCTATTGATAACGGTATTGCTAAAGAACAAGCACGAGCAGTTCTTCCGGAAGGTAACACTGAATCACGAATGTATATGAATGGAACAATCCGTTCATGGATTCATTACATTGACTTAAGATCTGGTAACGGCACTCAGAAAGAACACATGATCATTGCTCGTGAATGTGCTAAAGCCTTAGAGCCAATTTTTCCTATGATTACGGAGTTTGTCTATGAGCTTTAGTTTTCCTCCAATTTATCAACCATACATTAATTTGTATTCGCCTTTTCCAAAGGTTGAACCAGTTGAAAAACTGAGTAGGCCTTATGATGATAAGATTGAAACTTTGATCTTATACGATAAGAAAGGTCAAACCAAGGAATATCATGATGAGCAATGTAGTACATCTCAACGAGTTTAGAAAAAAGAAAGAAATTGAAGAAGAAAGAAAAATTGCTAATGAGTTGCATGAGCTTCTTAGTAGTATCATGATAGATGATGAGCCTCTGATTATATCCTACGAAGACTCTGATGGTGTGCATTATTACAGTTTAGATGAAATAATGGCCCTAAGTGATTCAAATCCTTACAAAAAATAAAAATAAAAAAAGTGTGTACATCTTTCTCTAATATGGTATAATGGTACCATAAATTGAAGAGAGAGATATATTATGATTAACTACGTAACCGGAAAA